CTTTGCACAAGCCACACTGTTGCCAGTAACTGAAATCAATGTCAGCAATCAAGCAGCCGACAACAGCACAAGATTTTTTGATCAAGCCAAACCAGTGCACAGTGTGGTGGCTGCGGCCATGTTCCAGCAAGGCGTCAGCGAAGATATCGAACGCGGTCCCATACGCAGTAGCAGCCAGCGTGAAAGCCCCAGTGCAGTGTTTGGTATCAGTACTCCGGGAACTGCGGTTTATCAAGGTGGCCTGGCCCCCAGTGATGCTAGAGCCAAACTAAATTCAGGTGAAGTCAAACCTGCAGACCTGCAAGTTATTGGACGCATGGGCGGACACACCTTGGTCATGGACGACGGGGACATTGACGGCAACAATCAACTGTTTAGATTGCGCACGGCCAAGGGTCATCAAATCACCATGAATGACTCGGGTAATTTCTTGTACATCTTGCATGCCAACGGACAGACTTGGATTGAGTTAGGTCAAGAAGGCACTGTGGATGTGTTTAGTACCAACTCAGTAAACATAAGAACACAAGGTGATATAAATCTGCATGCTGATCGTGATATCAACATGTATGCTGGCAGAAATATCAAGGCCAAAGCCAAAGAAAACATACAGCTTCAGGCCGAAATTGATCTCATTGCCACTGCACAGCAAAACTTAACATTGTACAGCAAAGCCGCTGTGGGTATCAAGGCTGATGGTTCACTGGCATTGCAAAGCGCCACAGGATCCTGGGCTGGAGGCGGCAGTTTGGCTTTGAGTGCTGGTGGCATTGATTTAAACGGTCCTGCTGCGGCATCAGTGACTGCTCCACAACCATTACAGAAAACTCTGTTAGATGACACTGAATTTGACACCAGCAAAGGTTGGCAAGTGGTTAAAAACAAACTTGAAAGTGTGGTCACACGAGCACCAACTCACGAGCCTTGGAGTTACCACAATAAAGGTGTGGATGTAGAAGTTGCCCTAGAAGATGGCAAGCCTACTCCGCCACCTGGGGCGCCACCAGTACCAGCAGGTGTGGAGATTTCAGCAACATGAGTATTTTTAAATTTACCAATCCTTTGAATGGGCAACCTTTTGAAATCAAAGGGCCCACCACACTAACCGAAGCACAGGCTCGAGATATATTTCAAAAGCAACTTGACGCTGGCAGTTTGGTGGGATTCAAACCTGGCGACTCTCTCAGTGCAGCCACACAAGCAGCCGACGGGCTAAAATCTGCACTAAGCCAAGTTGGGCAGGCCGCTGCCGGCATTGGGGGCAGTGCGCAAGGTGCACTGCAAGGTGCACTGAAGAATTTACCATCACCTGGACAAATCAATGCAGCCGCGTCTGGTATAGCAACTGGAGTACAAACTGCTTTGCAGTCGGCCTCGTCACTGCCAGGAGGCTTAACTGGAGCATTGGACACAGCCAAGAGTTTTGCACAAAAAACTGTGGGCGGCATTACTGATGCCATTGTCAATCAAACTGCTGGTCAGATCACAAACTCTCTTGGTGTGGGAAAATTTGGATTGGATGCCAGCCAGTTAGAAACCGCAGGATTGATCAAGCCTGGCACAGCCGCAAATTTTTTAAGTACTGGAGCCAACAAACTCACCGATGTACTCAAAAGTCCCACAGTATGGACCGGCAAAGATGGTATTAAAAGTTTGACTGGTCTGTTGGAAAGTTTGCCCACTCAAGATGCAGTACAGCAAAAACTCATGGCCGTGGGCAAAGACGCTGTAAGCAATCTTGGAATCCCCACTGACAAACTAAATCCACAAGCTCTTGCTGGTACTTTGGCCAATGCTGCCAAAAGTGTGCCCAATACCATGAAGTGGGCACAGGGCCTTCCGCTGCCAACAGGTGTAAAAACAGCTTTTGACCAAGCAGCCAGTGCTTCAGCGTTTGCAGTGGGAGTGGCCCAAACCAAAATTCCTGAACCGTTCAAAGAGGAAGTAACACCACCTGTGGCTGAAGGCACCGTAAACCGTGACACCTTGAACGCTGCTGCAACTCGTATCACAGGCAATGCCAAAATTCCAGCTGTGAGTTATGACAGCAGGCCTCCCAAGGTTGACCTTGATCAGTGGACCAAAGACACTTTGAAAACCACAGGAAAAGCATTTGACTTACTCAAGAGCACTATAGAACTCAACAAAGGCCTGGGCAAAGCCACAGAAAAAGTAGAATTTATTGCTTTCAAAGATCAACTTGAATACATCAAGGGCGAAGTTGCATTGGTTGAAAGTGACCTGATCAAATATGAAAATCAAGGCAAACAGATAGCACGCGATCTTGGCAGCAATCCTTTGCAGAGCAATATTGACAGCGCCAGAGACGTACTAAAAACAGTGCTCAAAGTCATTGACAAACTCTTAGCTGCAATTCAAACACAATTAGACAAGACCACTGCCTAATAAATACAGCATGACCACATTTGTCGGATTCAATACCATCAATCAATACAAAAAGTTTACCTTGGTAGACTATGAATTGATCAAACGCGATTTGTTGAATGCGTTCAACATTCGTCAAGGCGAGCTACCTGGCCGACCACAGTATGGCACAGTGCTGTGGGATTTTTTGTTTGAAAATCAAATTGAAGAACTTCAGCGCAATATTCAGGCTGAAGTTAGCCGAGTGGCAGCACAAGATCCTAGAATCACAGTGACCAATGTGCAATGCTTTCCACAGCAGAATGGATTTCTTTTGCAGCTAGAAATAGCCACTGTGGCCAATTCCAATGCTGACATTCTCAGCGTTTTCTTTGACTTGCAACAACGCCAAGCATCCATAGTATAACTTAGCCGTTTTTGTTTTCAATAAATAATTCAAAGTGCAAGGCTAAGAGCAACAATGGCAAAAACCACAAGACAAACAGCAATATTTGGGGTAGAAGACTGGAAACAGATCTATCAAACCTACCGCGAAGCTGACTTCCAAAGCTACGATTTTGAAACTTTGCGCAAGAGTTTCATTGATTACTTGCGGTTGTATTACCCCGAAACTTTCAACGACTACATTGAATCATCGGAATTTATTGCCTTGCTAGACGTGATTGCATTCATGGGCCAGGCCCTGGCTTTCCGCACAGACTTAAACACTCGTGAAAACTATTTGGACACAGCCGAACGTCGAGATTCAGTGGTTCGACTGTCCAATCTTGTGAGCTATACTGCCAAGCGCAACACAGCCGCTCAAGGCTATCTCAAAGTTTTTAACGTTACCACAACTGAAAATGTCTATGACTACAACGGAGTCAACCTCAGCAACGTTACCATTAACTGGGCTGACCCCACCAATCCAGACTGGCAAGAACAGTTTACTGCTATCATCAACGCTGCCTTGGTCGATAGTCAAAAAATTGGTCGACCAGGCAATCGCCAAACCATTTTGAGTGTGCGCACTGATGAGTATGCTATCAATTTGGTGCCAGGATTCTTGCCGGTGATTCCTTACAATGCCACCGTGGATGGTATTTCAATGCCATTTGAAGCTGTGACATCAACCAGTGTGGGTCGTGACTACGTCTACGAACCATCACCTGTGCCAGACTCAACATTCAATGTGCTGTATCGCAACGATCAACTGGGATTTAATTCAGCCAATACTGGTTACTTCTTTTACTTCAAGCAAGGTACCTTGCAAAATCAAGATTTTAACTTGGCTGAGCGTATCAGTAACCGCACTGTAAACATCAATATTGAAGGTGTCAACAACGAAGACCGCTGGTTGTTTCAATTAGACAACGTGGGCAATGTCAGTCGCGAGTGGGCTTACACCGAAAACATCTACGCCGCTGCTACAGAGCAATTGACAGGACTGCGCCCCATATACTCTGTGACTTCGAGAACCAACGATCAAATCACCATGATATTTGGCGATGGCGTGTTCAGTGAAATACCTGTAGGACAGTTTAGAGCCTATGTACGTGCATCAAATGGTTTGCAATACATTATCAACCCTGAAGAAATGCAAAGTGTGTTGCTGCCAATCAGCTATATTGATCGCAAAGGCAACTTACAGACCATTACATTTACTTGCGGAATAACCAATCCTGTGAGCAACAGTCAGGCCCGCGAAAACATTGATGCAATCAAGCAACGTGCACCTGCTAGATATTACACACAGAACCGTATGGTCAACGGCGAAGACTATAATCTCTTCCCATACACTGCCTACAACTCAATTATCAAGAGCAAGGCATTGAATCGTGCTTCAATTGGTACCAGCCGCTATCTTGATCTTGTGGACAACACTGGCAAATACAGTTCAACAAACACTTTTTCAAGCGATGGCGGATTGTGGGAACAGAACATATTGCCAACCATATTGTTCTCATGGACCAATCGCAATGAAATTGCCGATGTGATTACCAATCAAGTGCAGCCACAGCTTACTGAGTCTTCAATGAAGCAGTTTTACTATGCCAACTTCCCACGTGAAACTGCCACCAGCACTTTGCCACCAGGTATTGTTTGGGCAGCCAACGCCACCTGGACACAAAGTACTACCTTGGCCAACGAAACCACAGGCTACTTCAAGAACAACAGTGGCAACCCCATTCCTGTGGGCGAAGATTCTACCACACAATTCAGATATGCCTTGGTTGGCAGTTTGATAAAATTTGTGCCCCCCACAGGTTACTATTTTGATCGCAACAACAAACTACAGTTAGGCACACCCACCAAAGCTGACGAGCGTTTGGAAATTTGGGCTAGTCCTTTAGAAGTTGTTGGCGATGGCATGAACGCCGGCCTAGGCAATCTTGGCAACGGTGCTGGACCAATCACACTCAATAACTTTGTGCCCACAGGCGCTATTATCAGCACTGTGATACCACTGTTTATCACAGACTTGCCACTCAGTATTGAAACTGCCATGAGCGAACAGATTGTGCTGTTCCGTGATTTTGGTCTTGGATACGACAGCGACGGCAGCATTACTGGCACAGCATACTCGTGGTATTTGATAACATCTACCAATCTTGATGCCAATGCACCGTGGAGTCAAACCTATGCAGGCAACACCTCAGGCGCCAATCTTGATGCTTCGTGGTTGATACAGTTTACCGTGCAAAATCAAAACTACACAATTACTTTCCGTGGATTGCAGTACAATTTTGGATCAGTGTTGCAGACTAGATTTTTCTACTACGATGGTGGACAAATTTACGACAGCCGCACTGGCACAGTGATCAAAGATTTTGTTAATGTGTTGGCAGTAAACACACAACCCAATTCAACTGAGCCCTTGGAAGGCGACATTTTCATGACCATTGTGGGTCAACCAGTCGAAAGCGACGGCTATGTAGACGACTTCCAAGTGTTGGTCAGCTATCGTGATAGTGACAATGATGGTGTGCCTGATAATCCAGACTTCTTTACAGAAATTGTAGGCACAGTGCCTGCTGTAGCATCAGCTAGTTCACCCTGGGTGTTTTTACAACAGACTGTGGACTTTGACAACTTGCAACGTTATTTGCTGGTAGAACCAGGAGTGGTCAACAGTGACTATGCCACATTAGATGACATTGAATTGGTCAAATCAGAGTGGAGTCCAGGACAGATATTCTATGCCTACACTGATGAAAAATTTTATGAACTCAGTCAAACTGTAACCGGCGTGCTGGTACTTGACGAAGTCACTGGTTGGATTGCTCGCAGTGGCCGTCAGAGCTTGTACTTCCAGTATCGTCACAATGCGCCGCTGACTTCAAGAATTGATCCTGGTACCACCAACATTATTGACTTGTATGTGGTAACTCAAAGCTATTACACTACATATCAAAACTGGTTGCAAGATACCACAGGCACAGTGACTGAGCCCAGCCCACCATCAATTGATGAGCTTAATACTGAATATCAAAAATTACAAGACTACAAAATGATCAGTGACAACATTGTATTGAACTCAGTCACGTTCAAGCCGTTGTTTGGTGCCAAGGCAGCATCGACTCTACGTGCCACAATCAAAGTTATTCGTGCACAAAACAGCACAGCCAGTACCAGTGAAATTAAAAGTGCAGTGTTAGCTGAAATGAACAATTATTTTTCAATTGACAAGTGGAACTTTGGTGACACATTCTATTTTTCAGAGTTGGCTGCATACCTACACCGACAGCTAGGAACTATCATTAGTTCTGTGGTGTTGGTACCTTTGGACCCACAAAAGAGTTTTGGCGACTTGTATGAAATACGCAGTCAGCCTAATGAAATTTTTGCCAATGGTGCAACCATTGACAACATTGATGTGATTGAAGCCTTGACCAGTACCAACTTGCGTACTGCCCCTGGTAGTGGAGTAATTTAATGGCCAGAACACGAAGCGTTGACTTTCTACCACAGATTTTTCAGACTGACGCCAACAAGCAATTCTTGGCTGCCACTCTTGATCAGCTGATTCAAGAGCCCAAGTTTAAGAAAACACAAGGTTACATTGGCCGCACTGTGGGCCCTGGTGTCAACCCCAACGACAAATACGTAGTTGAACCCAATGCTACTAGAGCCAACTACCAGCTAGAACCTGGCGTAATCAGTCTAAAGTCCGACACCAATGTTATTAAAAATGCAATAACCTACCCAGGCATGGCCGATGCTATATCGTTCCAAGGCGGTAACGGCGGCCGCCCAGACCGCTTGTATCAAAGCGACTACTATACCTGGGATCCGTTTATTGATTATGACGCATTTGTAAACTTTGCTCAGTACTATTGGTTGCCCACAGGCCCAGACACAGTGGATGTGGGTGCCACCGGCGTGCCGTTCAGTGACAATTTTGTTGTCACAAGAGAAAATGGTGTTTACACTTTTTCTGGAGTACCTGGAGAAAATCCACAAATTGAATTGGTACGAGGCGGCAGTTACACTTTCCAAGTGGCACAAAATGCCAAGGAAACTGTTAACTATCGAGTAAAAAACACTGGTACCACAGCCTACAACATTGATTTCCAAAACAATCCCACGTTGACATTGGCTCGTGGCAACACCTATGTGTTCAACTTGGCATTGACTGGAGCCTATCCTTTCTGGATCAAAACAGCACCCACCACTGGTGTGGGCGACAGTTACAATTCAGGCGTAAATCGCAATGGTGCTATCTTGGGCTTGGTCACATTTGTTGTGCCACAAGATGCACCCGACACTCTTTATTACTCTGCACAAAATCAACCCAACATGCATGGTACATTGCAGATTGTTGACGGCACTCCGGGCACTGGCCCGGGATTTTGGATTCAAACCAATCCAGGCATTTCTGGCCGTATTCCATCAACTCCAAATATTTCCAGCAGAGATGTTTTGGGTGTGGCCAACAACGGTGAAGATCTTGGAACCATTATATTTGACGTACCTTATAAAACTGCACAAGATTTTTACTACAATCTAACAGACATTGGCACAGTTGATTTGTTGACCACAATGAAGTTTGATCAAATCAACAATCAACCAGTTGATCAGTTTATCAACACTTACAATGGTATTGATGGCATTACATATCTCAATGGTCGTACCGTGGTGTTTACCAATCCTATTGAAGATGCCGAAGGTGGTGGATGGTTACAAACCACATTGTTTGACCCAGTGGCACCAGGTGCATCTAACGAAGCTTTGCCTGGCACTTACGACACTACTACATTTGACCAAGTCACTGTAATACCTGTTAATGACCGTTATCAAATCTATACCATCAATTATGTGACTGCAAATGGTTACACATACATGCAGTTGGCAAAAACTTCAAACATTGCTAGCCTAGAAAAATTCACAATTAGATACGGGGCACAGTACAGCAGTACCAATTGGTACAAAACTGCTGCTGGGGAATTAACGCAGATTCCATTGTTGACCGCTACCATGGACACGTTGTACTACCAAGACGGCACTGATCCTGAAATTTTTGGCACAATTAAATTATTGGATCAAACTGATAGTAGCACACTGTACATTGATGACATTTTGGGAAAACAGCAATACACTTCGCCCAATGGCGTGCAGTTTACCAATGGCTTAAAAGTTAGATTCACAGGCGATGTATATCCTGCCAGCTATGGGTCTGGCACAGGATCTATTGTGTGTTCAAACACCAACAGCGCCACCAACTATATCACAACCATCAGCACTGCTGGCCTGTACGAAGGTCAGCAGATTGTGTTTACTGGCACTACATTGGGCGGCTTGTCAGCAGGCTATACATACTATGTCAGTACCATAGCCAGTGCATATCAATTCAGCATCAGCGCCACTCTAGGCGGATTGCCAGTTAACTTATTGACTGGCAGTGGTACCATGAATGGCGTGACCATTACCAATCGTGAATATTATGTAGCCGGTGTGGGTTCCAGCATTGAACTACTGCCAGGTACAAATTTTGTTACCCCTGAAACTTATGTAGTTGATGCCAATGACAGCACCATAGCTACAGAACCAGATGAGCTTGATTATCTTACCATTGACCGAGCCAGCAAAGATCTCAATGCTTGGTCACGCAGCAATCGTTGGTTTCACATTGATGTGATCAATGCCACTGCTGATTACAACAACACTGTGGCAGTGTTGGACAATGTTTATCGAGCCAAACGACCTATTATACAGTTTCGTCCAGGTATTCGATTGTTCAACATGGGCACCAGCGGCAAAGCCCCAGTGGACATAATTGACTTTGAAGAAACTGATGCATTTAGCAACGTAGAAGGCAGCACTGGTTACACAGTAGATGGATATACACTAATTGACGGCTCAAGAGTGATTTTTGCTGCTGATGAAGATGCCAATGTTAGAAACAAAATTTGGGTGGTACAATTTGTAACACCAGACTCTACACCGCCCATACCATTGCCCTACAATGGACAACCGATCATACACTTGGTGCCAGCAACTGACGCACCAATTTTGGCTGATCAATGCACAGTATGCTTGGATGGCACTGATCTCAAGGGACTGACCTTTTGGTATGACGGTAATGAGTGGTTTGAAGCACAGCAAAAAACCAGTGTTCAACAAGCACCGTTATTCAATGTATACGATGCCAACGGCATTAGCTTTGGAGACAGAGCCACCTATCCCAGTTCAGACTTTGTGGGCAGTAAGTTGTTCAGCTATGCAGTCAGCGACAGTGGTATTCTTGACGTAGTGTTGAAATTTCCTTTGCAGTATCTTAATCTACAAAACGTTGGAGACATTGTATTTGACAACAATTTGTATAAAGATACATTCATTTACACCCTTGACAATGTATCAGTTACTTTGCCAATCAGTTCAGGTTCGGCTCGAGAATATGCAACCCGCACAGAGTACCAGAGGTTAATTGGTTGGCAAAACGCTGCCACACCCACCAAAGTGTATCAACAGTTTAAGTTTACATACTCAACCAGCACACTAAATCTTGATATACGAGTAAATGATCCTGACATAGTTCCTGTAATAAAAATTTATGTTGGTTCTGCATTCCAAGAACCCAGCAAATACACCTATACCAGAACTGCCAACAGCACTGCTATAACATTAAAAGAAACTTACATACCAGGAGATATCATTGAAGTCTTGGTGTTGAGTGAACAAACCAGTCAAGTGGCATTTTATCAAGTGCCAATCAATCTTGAAAACAATCCGCTCAATGGCAACAGCGATCAGTTCACACTGGGTACTATACGTCAACAGTATCAAAGTATCTGTGAAAACTTGCCCACCATTTCGGGAGCAATTTCTGGTGCCAACAACACTAGAGACCTTGGCAATATTGGACCATATGGCCTGACTATTTTGCAACAGTCAGCACCACTGACCTTGGCCGGATACTTTTTGCGCAGTGACCAATCTAGGCAAAGTAGAAACACAGCCATTTTATTGGAGTGACATGGTGCCTAGTGGCGCAGTGTATAATGAAACCAACTACACTGTGAGTTTTATTACCACCAATGTGTTTGATACCATACAAGTCTACAACTATACATCTGCCAACTACCTTGGTATGAATGTGTATCTCAATAATGAAATTCTTACCCGTGATTTAGAATACGTTGTGGCCACAGACGGCCCGCGTGTGACTATCCTTGTTTCACTGTCAGTGGGCGATGTTATTACCATTCGTGAATATGTTCAAACATATGGCAACTTCGTGCCCAACACACCTACCAAATTGGGGTTGTATCCTGCTTGGCAACCTGAGATAGTGATACAAAAAACTTCCAAAGGCGACCAGACAGTTATCATAGGTCATGATGGATCAGTTACAAAAACTTTTGGCGATATTCGCGATGACGTGTTGCTAGAATTTGAAACTAGAATTTACAACAATTTAAAACTAGATGACAACCCAGTACCACTGTCAGTGTATGACGTAATACCAGGACAGTTCCGTGACACTGGATTTTCAGCATCTGAAGTAAACAATATCTTAGCACAGGAACTCTTGAGTTATGTGGCTTGGAACAAACTGGATTACAAAGAGCAACAGTATTCTGCCACAAACGAATTTACCTACAACTATAGCGAAGCACAAAATAGACTCAATGGTGAAAACTTGCTGGGTGCTTGGCGTGGTATCTATCGTTATTTCTATGATACTCAACAGCCAGAATTTACACCATGGGAAATGCTGGGATTCTCGGTCAAGCCCAGTTGGTGGGATGAAACCTACGGCACTGCCCCTTACACTGCTGACAACTTGGTGTTGTGGGATGATCTAGAAGCTGGTTTGGTTCGTGACCCAATTGCTCCGTATGTGCTGCCGCAGTTTGCAAGACCAAGCCTTACACAAGTCATTCCAACTGGTAGTGAAGGTGAATTGTTAGCACCATTACAAAGTGTAGTCAGCACCTATGATCCTCAACAGTTTCGCAAGAGCTGGGCAGTAGGCGACGGCGGCCCGGTAGAAGCTTCATGGTGGAACTCTAGTTCTTATCCGTTTGCTGTAATGAGATTGTTGGCTCTAACACGTCCGGCCAAATTCTTTGCTTTGTTTGCAGACCGGGATTTGTATCGCTACAATGCTGAGTTTGATCAGTATCTTTACAATGATCGTTATCGTCTTGATGCCAATGGCATTGAAGTTTATGGTAACGGAGTATCCAAGGCCAGTTACATTGACTGGATTGTGGACTACAACCGTCAAACTGGACTTGATTCAACACAAGATTTAACTGATGATTTGGCCAATCTTGATGTACGACTGTGCTATCGCATGGCCAGCTTCTCAGACAAACAATATATCAAGATTTACACAGAAAAATCTAGCCCTAACTCAACAAATACAACTTTCTTGATTCCTGATGAAAGTTACAATTTGTTGTTGTATAAAAATCAACCGTTTGATAGGACCAGTTATAGTTCAGTGTTGATTCAACAAGTGGCTGGCGGATATTCTGTGGGTGGCTACAGCACCACCCAGCCTTATTTTAACGTTTTGCAAAGTGTGCCAGCAGGCAAATTGCAAACTATATCAGCAGGTGGAGTGTCAGTTCAAGTACCAACTGTTTACACTAAAACGGTAGTGCCTGTGCCATACGGATTTATTTTCAGTAGTCTGTCTAGTGTGGCTGACTTTTTGTTGAGCTATGGCAAATTTTTAGAAACACAAGGTTTAACATTTGACAATCAAGCCAATGGTTATGTGTTGTCTTGGCAACAAATGGTAACAGAATTCTTGTACTGGAGCCAACAAGGTTGGAGTGAAGATGCATTGATCAATCTAAATCCCTTGGCATTTAGTTTGTCAATCACAAGAGACGATGCTGTGGTAGACAGTATCAAAGCACAAACCAGTGAAGATTTATTGTTGGATCAAAATCGTAGAGAATTGCCCACACGCAATCTCAACATTGTGCGGGTTGACAACACATTCACAGTGCAACCACTGAATGACCAAACTCTAAGTTTTATTGACATCAAATACACCGCCTACGAACACATGATTGTGTTGGACAATGTTTCAGTGTTCGGCGACTTAATCTATGAGCCCATAACTGGTGCACGCCAAAGTCGTTTGAATATTGTGGCTGCAACGACCACTGAGTGGAATGGCAGTGTTGACGCACAAGGTTTCATACTCAACCAAGACAATGTTGAAGAGTGGACTGGCTTGCGAACCTACAGCAAGGGTGAAATTGTCAAGTACAAAAACACTTATTGGTCAGCATTGACCATTGTGCAACCCAGCACGTTGTTCAACTACAATGACTGGGTGCAGAGTGATTACACACAGATCGAGCTTGGGCTATTGCCAAACTTGGCCAACAAAGCCAATCAGTTGGCCAACAGCTACAGCATCAACAGCGCCAATCTTGAAGGCGACAATGACTTGTTGAGTTATGGATTGATTGGATTCCGTCCACGACAATACATGGCAGCACTGAATCTTGACGATGTTAGTCAGGTCAATGTTTATCGACAATTCTTGGGCAGTAAAGGTACTATTCTTTCTGCAGAATTGTTCTCCAATGCCAACCTTGGCAAAGAAGCTGGTAACTATGACATTTATGAAAACTGGGCTGTGCAACGTGCAGTGTACGGAGCCAACGCCAACCGCAGTTTCTTTGAGTTACGACTGAATCGTGCATTGTTGAGTGCCAGCCCCAGTTTGGTACAAGTGGTTTATCCACAGCAAGCCAGTCAAGCTGATCAAACAATTTTGCTCAGTGACGTATGGAGACAAAGTTACAAACTGACCAGCACTGACATATTGCCCGAAACTTTTGATGTGCCCACAGACACTGCTTTGCCCACAGCTGGATATGTCAATCTCAACGACGTTGATATCACAGTATTTCAATTGTCTGATCCTGCCAGTCTTGAAGCCAATATCAATGACATCTACACTGGAACCAGTATTTGGGTTGCCAAAGTCAACGACTATGACTGGAACATTTACCGAACCAATCATGTACCAGGAGTAATCAGTCATATCTGTGACAATCTTGATGGTAGCAGTATTGCAATTTTCACCGAACAACACGGACTAAGCGTTGGTGATACTATCATTATCAAATACTTTGATACCGAAGTTGACGGTGTGTACCAGGTATTGACAGTACCATCTCTAAACAAGATAACCATTGCGTTTGTACCAATTGGAAATCGCACAGTAATCAACGGCACTGGCCTGGCATTTACACTACAAACCATGCGAGTAGCACAGGCATCTGATGTGGGCACATTGCCTTACGCCAATGAAATTTTGCCTGGCGCAAGAGTTTGGGTAGATGATGATGGCACAGGCAAATGGCAAGTGCTTGAAAAACAACAGGTGTTTAGCGATGTAATCACGCTGGCCCCAGAAAATCTTGACGCCAATGAACAATATGGTTACAGTGTAGCACAAGCATTGAATCGTTTTGCTGCCCTGGTTGGTAGTCCTTACTACGGATTTGGCAGTGGCACTACAACTGGTGCAGTATATGTGTATGTCAAGAGCACTGCTGATCAATACATACCAATTAGCCCGCTGCCTAGCGGTGATGCCATACTCACACTTGCAAATCCATATTTCTTGTGGCAACTGTTGACCACGCCAGGATCAGTCAGCATTGATCAAGGCGAGTTTGGCTATAGTGTTGTGATGAGTCAAGACGAACGTTGGATGTACGTTGGCGAACCTGGCAAAAATCGTGTGCACGCCTATGGTAGAGTTGACTGGCAAGATCAATTTGTCCGTGTGCTAGCCGATGGTGTAACCACAGCGTATGCAATTTCCAACACCATTCAAATCAATGCCAACACTCAAATCAATATTACAGTAGATGATACGTTGTATTTGTTAGGTACGGATTACACAGTAAATGCATCTTTTACCACTGTTAATTTTATCACTGTACCACCAGCCGGCAGTGTGGTAACAATTCGCAGACTGGGTCGTAAACAACTTGACGGGCAAACATACTATAATGTTCCACAGACTTCAACCAGTGGATCAGGAACCAATGCTGCATTTACCATTGTTCGCACACGTGGTGAAGTGGGACAACCTGGTGGCGATGCTGGCAGTGTCAGCATCTTTAACTTAGGATCTGGGTACGCAGTAAGCAATACGGTGACCATTGCTGGCGCCAGTTTTGGCGGCACAAATCCCATTGTATTGACTATTACCAGTGTTGATGGAACTGGCGGTATCACTGGTTTTACCATTGCCTACACTCCGCCTGCGTTGGCTACCACGTTCTCACTGAACGAATTTTTGTTTACAGTCAGCGATATCTATAGCTTTACCATCTTGGTTGACGAAGTATTGCAACGACCCAACATTGACTATACATTCAATGCTACAACCAAAGATATCACTTTTTTGAACAGTCCTGCGCAAGGCAGCATTATTGCGGCTCGAGCTCAATCATACTTTACCTATGTAGACACAATCACATTGGGTGGAGCTAACGTGCGATTTGGCGAAACTATCAGTTGCAGCACCGACGGTCGCACTCTTATTGTAGGCGCCCCTGATGCCACTGTTGATGGCAACGCTGAGGCTGGTGCGGTGTATGTGTATGACCGCAACGTACAAAGATTTATCTACGGCACCGACCCTAGTTCAATCAGCTTTACTGTGCTAGGCACAGTGACTGCACCAGTCAGTGTGTTGGTCAATAATGTATTCCTCATAAACGAAACTGCTGCCACACTGTCGTCATCTAATACGTTCACAGTGAGCGGTAACACAGTGACTCTCAATGCTGACTTGGCAGTGGGCGATGAAGTGCAAATTGAAACCAATCAATTCAAACTGGTACAAACTGTGTCACAAAACACTGTGGCTGAATTTAGCAATTATGGTTCAGCAGTAGAGCTCTGCAACTATAATTGCAGTCTGTACTCAGGTGCTCCGCAAAGCAGTGTGCAAATTTTTAAAGGTGGCGTGGTTGAACGACAAGTCAACCAGTCTAGAACCTACGGAGTAATCACTGCACTCACAGCCAACCCAACGTTGACTGCTGGTGACACAATCCGCGTTAACAATATTGATGTTGCAGTGCCAATAGCTCCCAATCAAAATGTCACTGGTCTAGCAGCAGCCATCAATGCCGCAGTGCCTAACGTCACTGCCACAGTATCAACTGACGGGTATCTAACTCTCAGCGTTAAAAACAGTAATGCAGCACCAGTAGGCGACAAGTTACAAGTTGCACCTGGCAGCGTGGGATCAACATTTTACAATTTAAATTTTGACACTTTTGTTTACACTCAAACAATTGAAAGTCCTTATCCTATTGAATACGCAGCCTTTGGATCAAGCCTTAGCATTGACACTGGCGCTACCAATTTGGTAGTGGGTACTCCACGAGGTACTCTGTATTTGGAAACTATATTTGACGACGGCATAACTGATTTTGATGCTGGCGCTACTATATTCTTCTCAGTGATTGTTCAAAGTGGAGCCGCATACACATTTGATTACTTGCCCAGTTCTAGTATGACTGTGACCAATCCTGGTAAGTTTGTGTTTGGTGATCAAATTTCCAACGTCAGTCTTGACAGCTACGATCAGTTTGGTATAGCAGTTAACTATGTGTCGGGCAACCTAATGATTGGGGCACCAGGCAACGATTTTGAAGATTCATCGTCAGCTAACTTTGGCAGTGTGTTTGTATTTGAGAATCAAACTCGTACACCTAGCTGGGTACATCAACATTCGCGGCACAACTTGGGGCGCAGAACATGTAGGTGAAGTGTGGTGGGATATCAGCACAGTGAGATTTATTGACCCCAACCAAGACGACATTGTGTACGCCAGCCGTCGCTGGGGACAAATTTTCCCTGGATCCAGTGTTGATGTATATCAGTGGATTGTGAGTCCAGTTCCTCCAGCCAATTACACTGGCCCTGGTATTCCGCACGACACAGTGAGTTACAGCATTAACTCAGTGTTGAGCACCAATGGCACTTTTAGCACTCAATACTTCTTCTGGGTACGTGGGTTGACTGAAGTTGCCACACAAAAAGGCAAAACACTAGGCGTCAACACTGTGGCGCAGTACATTGCCAATCCAAGAGCCAGCGGCATTGCGTACATTGCACCAATCAACGCCAGTACTACTGCTTTGTATAACTGCGAAACTTTGATTGAAGCCGAAGACACAATCTTGAATATCGAATTTGATCGTGAACTCACCAATGACAATGTTCACGTAGAATATGAATTGATTGCACAAGACAGAGCTGATGGGTTCTTGAGTGCAAACTTGTATCGCAAGCTACAAGACAGCTTCTGTGGTGTTGACACATTTGGTAACAAAGTACCTGACCCCAATTTGAACGTGGCCGAAAGATACGGCGTGCAGTTTAGGCCACGACAAAGCATGTTTGTGGACAGATTTGAACTGCGTGTGGCAAACTTGGAAATTTTAAGTTTCCAAAATATCTATGCTGTGCCTTTGGGCTATAGATATTTGGTTGTTAGCGATTCCAACAATCGAGGTTTGTGGTCAATTTACACTGTGGAAACTGATCCAGCTTTGTTGGGTGCCCGACAACTGGTACTGACCCGTGTGCAAAATTACAACACTCCAGACTACTGGAGTTATATCAATTGGTATCGTCCTGGATATAACTTCAGCATCAAGCCCGTGGCTGAAGTACTCACGTACAGTGCGTTGAGTACACTGACTGTGCCAGTGGGGTCTAGCGTAAAAGTCACTGCCAACGCACAGAACAAGTGGGAAATTTATTTGCTAGAAGACACTGGCTGGAGTCGTGTTGGCTTGCAAGATGGCACCATTAAATTTGCTGAAGAATTGTGGAACTATGCCTTGGGCAGATTTGGTTTTGACTTAGAAGTTTTTGATGCGCAATACTTTGACCAAGAGCCTGTGATTGAAACTCGCAAGATCATTCAAGCCATTAACGAAGAACTGTTTGTTGATGATCTTGCAATAGAACGCAACCGAGCTTTGGTGCTGATGTTTAACTTTGTGTTGAGCGAATTTTCTGCTCCAGAATGGCTGGTAAAAACATCCTTGATTGACGTTGATCATAGAATCCGTGAACTGTTGCCATTCCAGAACTATGTGCGTGACAATCAAGAATTTGTGTCTGATTACATTCAAGAAGTCAAGCCATATCACGTGCAAGTACGAGAATTCAATCTCAAGTATAATGGTTTGAACACCTTCTTTGGCGACATGACTGACTTTGATGTACCGGCTTATTACAATACCAGTCTAGAGATTCCACAATTTACTAGCCCAGTATTGTTGCCATACGATCATGGTACGGCAGAAATCAGTAATGACAAGAGTGACTTGCCAGCCAGCAGTACAGTTTGGCAAGAGTGGCCTTACACACAATGGTACAACAATTATCTATTGAGTCTAAGTGAAATTGTCATGGTCAATCAAGGCACTGGGTATCAGGCACCACCACAAGTTACTATTGTAGGCGATGCTGCTACCCCAGCCACTGGCGTGGCAGTGATCAACAGTGTGGGCCAAGTTGTGGCGGTGAATATCACTGACTACGGATCTGGATATCAATCAACGCCCACTGTGGTGTTTGAAGGTGGCAACGGCACTGGCGCAAGAGCCTATGCAAGACTCACCAATGACTTAGTGAGAGATTTCCGCACAGTTATCAAGTATGATAGATTCCAATATCAAACACAAGTTTTGACCTGGGAGTCTACTGGAACTTACGAAAATGGAACTTTGGTACGCTATGATGACCGAGTATGGAGAGCCGCAAATTCTGACGGTAGTTCAGCTAACGTTGGCCCAACATTCAACTTAGAAGATTGGGTATTGGTACCAGCTAATGAATTGTCGGGTGTAGACCGTACCATGGGCTACTATGTAGCTGGAGTTAACTTACCTGGACTTGAGCTACCACTCTTGATTGATGGTGTAGATTATCCGGGCGTGCAGGTATGGGGCGACTATTTCTTGGGCACCATACCAGTTGACGCACAATACCAAAGCGAGTTTACAGATCTAACACTGGGCGAAACTTTCACCAGCATCAATGTCAACGGTGGCGAATTTATTGGACCTTACGAAGGTCATGCCCCTGAAGAATTGATCAACGGCAGTGAATTTGACACTTTGGACATGAGAGTGTTTACTCGTCCAGGGTCTGACTGGCAAGGCAATGGCCACGGATTCCAAATTGGCACCGTGAGATATACCTACGTACCAGCAATAACCAGTATATTGAGCTGGGAAGGTGTGGTTGAGCGCCCGGTACAGATCATAGTGAGTAACGTCACTGCTGGTGTTGACATGACTAGCAATCTTGACTACTATGTCAATTGGAACGATCAAACCATTGAAATCATAGCCAATGCAACATCTACCACACCAGATCAATATTCATGGAGTGCACCAGTCATACAAAACTTTGTGGCTGATGTTGACCTAGTGGCCAATCCAACATTGAACCTGACAGGCACGCTATCTGGTACCAATGCACCTAATCTTGTAGTGACCAAGAACGGAGTGCGTTTGCGACCAGCAGCATCAATTGAGTGGATTGGTGATGACAGCAGTTTATCATTTGGTCTACCTCAACGCACAGGCTACAGTCAACAGATTATTGATGCACAAACTGATGTTAATGTTTGGGTCAACAATGAACTACAAGTACAGAGTTTTGGTGCTGTAGTTGGAGACTACAGTGTTACTAACTGGGATGGTAGTGAAGTTCCTGGACGACAAGTTGTTTTCAATGCGCCGCCAGCTAGTGGTACACAAGTACTGATTGCTGTTACCACAGTGACTGACTATGTTGTGGTTGGAAACTCAGTAGAACTAATTGTGCCTGTAAATGTTGATGACAGATTTACAGTGACCAGTTGGAACGACACTGCTCAGCAAAACTTGTTGACTTTGACTTGGGTTGGACCCGTAACTACAGGTATCACAATTAACGAACCTTACGACAGTACCGATTATGACACAGGCACAGTTAGTGGCGGCCCAGGAACTTATGACTACACTGTGGGCACAGCAATTCCCACAAACGAATTTGATTTGCTGCGCACAGGTATCACAGCTGGTCGGTTGTGGGTCACATTGAACGGTTACAGACTGTTTGAAGGCCAAGATTACACAGTTGACGGTCAATATTTGATTCTAGCAGCTGGACCAATCGAAACCAACGACATTGTGGTTGCAACCGAGTGCACTGATTCAGTTGTGCCTGAAGCCATAGGATTCCGTATTTTCCAAGACATGCGCGGAGTGCAAGCTACTTACAGAATTACACCTGCTACTACCACTGAGTTGGCACAGGCTCTCAGTACTTCTAGTGACATAATCTATGTGCAAAATGTTGCGGCGCTAGACAACCCTGATCTCACAGCTGGAATTCTTGGCGTTGTTACCATCAACGGTGAGCGCATCACCTACCGCGAACGTAATTTGGCCAATAACTCTTTGACTGGATTGTTGCGCGGCACAGCTGGCACTGGTATTGCTAGCCATGCTGTGGGATCAGCAGTGTACGATATTGGTCGTGGCAACCTTGGACCAGAATCATTGCAAGACTATGTAATCAGTGACACCAGCATGGGAGATGGCACCACAACGGTGTTTTATGCTCCCAATATCAGCATTGATGATTTTGGTGACTCTAGCTCTATCTATGTTGAAAGCATTGAAGTTTATGTGGGCGGTATTCGTCAGTACAACTACAGTGATACCACAGCCACCAGTCAATATCGTTGGATTTGCACCGATGCTGGCGGGGACGATTCACCGCTGACTATTGAATTTGTAACCAATAACGATCCTATAGATCCGCTAATTCCGCCCATGGAAGGCGTTGAAGTAACCATACTGACACGCCGGGGCACTTGGTGGTACGGGGTCACTACACAAGCTGAACGAGAGTTGAGCCTGCAAGAAAGTCAAACTGCATCTGCAAGGTTCCTCCAGGGCGATTTATAAGGTAAATAACTGACCATGTCAAAGAACGAACAGAAACCCGCTCAACACACTGCAAAACCCGCGACCCCACGTCGCCCCAATGAGCAGGGGTCAATCTCAGTGCAAGCTCACATGCGCATTTTTGACCCTAAAACACAAAAAACCTATGTGGAGGGCCGCGCATGATTACTCCAGGACTGGCCAAAATTACAGGACATGTCAAGATACATGATCCCAAAAGCGGCGAAATTTTTTACAATGATCACAATGCTATTCATTATGAAAATATAAGCATTGCTATGGCCCAAACTCTAAGCGATAGAAATCTAGGCTACATTTATGAAATGGCGTTTGGCAATGGCGGTAGTTCGGTAGACCCCACTGGCGTTATCACATATTTGCCCCCAAATACCACAGGACAAAATGCTGACTTGTACAATCAAACCTATGCCAAAGTAGTCAACGACAACTCAGCAGCAGACACAGACCCTGAAAACAACAAAATGACTGTGTTGCACACTTCAGGTAATGTGTACTCAGATATCTTGGTAACTTGCTTGTTGGACTATGGCGAACCGCCTGAACAACAGGCATTTGACAACAGCACCAATTTCAACGGTGAATTTGTATTTGATGAACTAGGACGGCAGACGGTACTACAAATACTTCAAGCAGTGTTACCCTTGTGGGTAAAAACTACGCTGGTTACGGACAGTTACTAGATGAAAACTTTGTTCGTCATCTAGAAAACTTTTCAAGCCCAGCCAGTTCTGGTAACCCAACAAATGCACTGCTGGCCAGCCCATTAGAAGGTCAACTTTGGTGGGACAGTAGCAACTTACTGTTGAAAGTTTACAACGGCGCAGTATGGAAAACAATCAGCGCGGCTACCAGTCAAGCCACTGCACCAACCAGTAACGTTGCAGGTGATCTGTGGTACGACACTACAAACCAGCAGTTAAAAGTCTGGACTGGCACAGCATTCTTGGTAGTGGGCCCTGCATATACACAAGCTCAAGGTTCATCTGGTGCCGTTCCTGGAACGCTGAGTGACGGTGTTACCAATCACTTTGTTGTGGCCTTGGAAGATGCCAACCAAGTTGTGGCCTATGTCAGCAAAGACGCACAGTTTACTCCTAGTCCATCAATTTCAGGCTTTACCACAATATATCCTGGTATCACACTGACCAGTAATGCCAGTGCAGTGTTTGGTGGTACAGCCACAAATGCTCAAACCCTAGACACACTGGATTCAACAGACTTCATGCGAGCCACTGCTAACACAGCAACCACAGGTCGTTTGCAAGTTAACAATGCCAATGGTATCTTTATTGGAACCAGTAATGCTGTACAAATTAGTCAGAGCACAAATGATGGTATAGTTGCTGCATCTATTAGTGGTGGCAATCTTACACTACAAGCCAACGTGGCTGGCACTCTGTTTAACGTAGCTCGTGCCCTGGGCAGCAACGGTACATTTGCTGTGGCCAACGCTGCCACAGTGGGTACTACTCTGGGAGTAACTGGTAACATCACCGGTGGTAACATTTTATCTGGTGGCCTTGCCAGCGTAACTGGCAATATCACAGGCGGTAACGTCAACACAACATTGGTGGCTGCCACAACCGTTAGTGCTACTGCCAACGTACAAGGTGGTAACCTACGCACAGGTGGTGCAATCAGTGCTACAGGTAACATTGACAGCAGCGGCAACATTGCTGGTACTTTCTTCCTTGGTAATGGCAGTCAGCTCACAGGATTGAGCGCGGCAGTTAGCGTGACCAAGATTGTTAACGGCACCACAGAAGCCAACATTGGTGCACCTGGTGGCAACGCCAACATTTCTGTGGGCGGCACTGCTAACGTTGCAGTGTTTACTACCAGTGGCATGATCACCAGTGGATCAATCACAGTCAACAGTGGCGCAGCAGCCACTGCCATCATCAACGGTGCTGGCAATGCAGTTGGCAACATTGGTAGTTCAGCTGGTTACTTTAACAGAATTTTTGCACAGGCCACCACAGCACTGTACGCTGACGTTGCAGAACGATTTGCAGCTGACGATGTCATGGATGCTGGTACTGTGGTTGAATTGGGAGGCGAAAAAGAAATTACTCGCAGTCAACAAGAACTAAGTGAAAATGTGTTTGGTGTGATAAGTACAAGAGCTGCTTACCTAATGAACGGTGGAGCAGGCAGTGATGACACACACCCACCAGTGGCTATGACTGGTAGAGTTCCAGTCAAAGTAGTTGGTTACGTGAAAAAAGGCGACAGATTGGTTTCAGCTGGCAACGGCATTGCTCGAGCAGCTCAGCGAAACGAAATCAATGCATTTAACGTAATTGGACGTAGTCTGGTTGACAAAACTACCCCAGATCAAGGTACAATTGAAGCTATTGTGACCATCAAGAATTAATAGGAAAAAAGTATGACTTACGTAGCTGGCGGCTTAATTCAAGCAACTGATTATAACGGTTTTGTTAGTACCACCGCTGGTGCCAACGTCAACGCCACATGGAGCACTGGAACAACATCAGCTGGATATGGGCAAAGTGCATTGGCCACAGTAAGTGCAGCTGGTACAGTCAGTGCCACTCAGTGGGCCAGCTTGGTCAATACCATTTCCAGCATGGCCAGTCATCAAGGCACCACAATTACATCACGAAGCGCACCCACCACAGGATCGTTAATCAGTGTGTTGGCTGCGGTAAACACAGACATCACAAACTGCTATAACAATCGCGGAAATGCAGCCGCAGTGGGCACTCAATTTACAGGATGGACTGGTACCAACTCAAAGACCGCAACTACTTCGGGCGCTACTTGGACCATTACTTTTACCAACACAGTAACGTTTGCATCAGCAGACGCTGCAAGATACTTTTTCAATGCTGGCGGA